TGTCAGATATTTTAGGTGATACCGTTGACCTACAATCAAGGGTGCCTTCTGCCTTAGTCGGCGGCAGAATGGATTCAAATATGTCAGCTATAAATAATGACAACACAGCAGCGGTAAATCTAAGTAAGTCAGCGCTTGGCATTATCTATGGCACTGCTCAAACAGGCACGCTATCAACAACACAGGCAAGCACAGATTTATCAGGTTATAATGATGATCAGTTGATAGGTAGGGTTATAGTATGGACGGGTGGTAACTGCCAAGGTGAGGCCACAGATATAACAGACTATGCCAATACCAATGGTGTGCTAACATTTACAGCATTGACAACGGCACCAGCTAATACTGACCCGTTTGTCATAGTTTAAAGGGGGTGATCATGGTTACACGTTTAGGATTAAGCGCAACAGCACGCGGCCCCTATGGTAGCTTTGCAGGTAAGACAGACGCAAGCGGCGTAGGTGCGTTGATCATGATGTTATTAATGGAGCATTATTCTGGGGGTAGGATTCTATGAGCAAACAGATAAAAGAGGGTTCTACTGATGTTAGTGTTAGGATCAGGATCATTGATTCATCGGACGGAACCCCAGAAACAGGTGTAACCTCTGCTTCAGGGGGTTTAGACCTCTGGTATCAAAAAGAGGGGGCTTTACCTGTTGATATAACAGAATCAGACCTAACAGCACTTACAGATGCCCATAGTGATGGAGGTATGAAACATATAAATGATGGTTACTATCGCTTAGACGTTCCTGATGCTGCGTTTACAGCTACCGACTCTGTAATGATTGGCGGGACTGTTACGGGTATGATTGTCATAGGTACAGAGCTGCAAATAGTGGAATATGACCCTAACGACTCGGTTAGATTGGGCCTTACAGCATTACCAAATGCGGCAGCAGATGCAGCAGGAGGTCTCCCCATATCCGATGCAGGTGGGCTAGATTTAGATACTCAACTAGCTAACGCAGTGCCAACAGTGGGCGCAATAAGTGATGGCGTATGGGATGAGGCATTTAGCGGACACACAAGTGCAGGCACGTTTGGGAAACTGGTTAAAAATCTTGGTGAGGGTGTTGTTGCCGCTGATGGCTCTGTAAATGATGTTAGTGCAACTGTTAATACATTTATAACAGATTTAACAGAGACTACAACTAGCCACTATTCAGACCTTACACTAATTTTTACAAGCGGCAATTTGAAAGGGCAAGCAAAACCGATACAATCATATAATGGAACAACTAAAACTATTGTTCTTGATGAGGATTTGACAGAGGCACCTGCTGACACAGACACGTTTTTAATTTTGTCTATGCACGTGCACCCAATAAGCCAAATCGCATCATCTGTGACAGCTGACATTGATGCAAACTCAACACAGTTGGCGGCAATTGTTGCTGATACAAATGAAATTCAAACTGATCTTGCTGACGGTGGGCGCGTTGATCTGTTAGTTGATGGGATAAAAGCGGTAACAGATGCCATACCTGACAGCGGTTCAATGACCTCAATTGCTCAGGCCTCAGCGTTGACAACGGTTGACACGGTTGTGGATGGTATTAAAGCTGTTACTGATTTGTTACCAGATGCGGGTGCTTTGTCATCCATTGCGCAAGCATCAGACTTGGCAACAGTTGACACAAATGTTGATGCTATACTTGTTGACACATCAACGACAATACCGGCACAAATCACAGCGATCAATGCGGCAACTGCAAATGATATACTTTACACACAATTAACTGAAAGCTATGCAGCGGCGGGAGCTGCGCCAACGGTTGCGCAAGCTTTGTTGATGATTCAGCAAATTTTAGGTGATTTTTCAATAACGGGGTCAACGCTTAAAGTTAACAAGCTTGACGGGGTAACAGTTGCAGCAAATTACACGCTTAATGATCCAGTTAATCCAACAGGAAACGCAAGGTCAAGCTGATGGCAATACGCGAAGTTGTAACACGGGGATATGGTAACGGCAATTTTTTAGCATCAATTGCTGAGATTGTCACACGTGGCTACACTATAAACCGCTATGGCACATCAAATGTTAGAAACTCTTTGATAGATTATGCGGGGTTATCTGCGCTTGTTGGTCAGAGAATTTACAGAAACAAATTGCCAGATAATCCTGTTTATCCTTGCATTTTGTATCGAGCAGCAGAAGAGCCTGAAAACACGCTTGCAGGTAGGTCGCACCTGATTCACAGGGTTTATGAGTTTGAGCTATACGGCACAAACTTTGAAGAGCTTGAGCAGGTATCAAGCCAATTGAGGGCGGCGATGATTGACGGGCCTTTTGAAGCTGTTTTAACAGATTTAAACGATGAGCAGTATTATGATGACGCAAGGGTTCATAGCGTGTTTTTGGATTATTCAATTTGGCAATAATGGAGGATAGAAGATGGCAGCATTAACATCACAAGGCGCAGTTTTAAAAAGGGGTGACGGTGGTGGGCCTGAAACATTCACGGCAATCGGTGAGGTCATCGGTATTGGTGGTTTGGGTTCAGGGTCATCAACTGAGATTGATGTAACAAATTTATCAAGCTCAGCAAAAGAGTTTTTGCTTGGCTTAAAAGATGAGGGGTCAATCAGTTTGAGCTTAAACTTAGATACAGCAGACACAATGCAAACAGGTTTAAGAACAGATTGGAGTGCGCAAACTTTACGGAATTTTCAGCTTGATTTAACTGATTCAGGGCCAACAACAATAAGCTTTGCCGCATATGTGCAGACGTTTGCAATTAGCATTGCGGTTGATGACAAGATCAGCTTAGAAGTTAATCTTAGAGTGAGTGGCGCGGCTACTTGGGCATAATTGATTAAAAAGCAAGGGTGAAATCATGGTTGCAACAGAGAAGCAATTGAACATTAATGACATTTTAAATGTTGAGGATTTTAAAACAAAGCGTGTTGATGTGCCAGAATGGGGAGGCTATGTCATCATTCAAACAATGACAGCAGAGGCGCGTGATGCTTATGAGCTTTCACTATTATCAAAAGACAGCAAAGGCAGCGTTGTTGGGCGTGATTTGTCAAACATTCGCGCCAAACTTGTTGCTGCTTGCACACTTGGGCCAGATGGCAGACTTATGTTTAAAAATGCGGATCATGTTAAGGTGCTAGGCTCAAAAAATTCAAAGGCTGTTGACAGAATTTATGACGCATGCCAAGCGCTAAATCAGATCAGTGATGAAGAGGTTGAGGAACTTGCGGGAAACTAAAAAACCGGCCAACAATTGCCTTTTTGCATAGATATGCTTTAGAAATTGGTTGGCCGGTTCCACTGCTTAAAAAGCTGATGAGCAGCAGAGATATTGCAGAAGCAATGGCGTTTGAGCGCTTGCAACCGCTTAGCGAAACAAGAGCAGATTACAGGCACGCGATTTTGTGCAGTGTAATTGCAAGCTCAAGCGGCGCAAAAAAAGTTAAGCTAGAAGATTTTATACCGAAATTCAATGAGGATAGAAAAGAAAGCGCGCTTGTTAGAGATATAAAGGAGGCTTTTAAAATTGGCAACGCTGGCTAGTTTATCAATTGATCTTGTTGCAAATTCTGCAAAAGTTGTGCAGGAAGTAAAAAAAGCTAACAAATCACTAACATCAATGGAAAAAACAGCAAAGGCTGTGAGTCGATCTATTCAGCTTGTTGTTGCCTCTTTTATAACTGGATCATTTAAGCAGGCTGCAACAGAGGCCATCAACACAGCAGATCAGATGGGCAAACTTGCACAGCGCTTGGGATCAACGTCTGAGGCGTTGAGTGAGCTTGCTTACGTTGCAGAGCTTTCAGGCTTGCAGTTTAATACAATGACAATGGGCTTGCAGCGCATGACAAGGCGCATTGCAGAAGCAGCAAAGGGCACTGGTGAAGCTCAGGGCGCTCTTGCTGAGCTAAACATTGATGCGGCCAAGCTTAATCAGTTAGCGCCTGAAGATCAATTCACAGCGATTGCACAAGCGCTGTCACAGGTCACAGGTGAATCTGACAAGGTGCGCCTAGCAATGAAACTATTTGATTCTGAAGGCGTTGCACTGCTTCAAACTATGGGCGATGGCGCAAGCGGTATCAATGCAATGCGTGAAGAGGCCCGAAAGATGGGGGCCACGATATCAGGAGAAACCGCAAAAGATGCGGCCCTCTTCAATGATGAGTTATCAAGATTGCAAACCAGAATAAATGCCATCACAAGAGATATAACATTTGGCATGATCAAAGCGTTAAATGATGCCGGTGATGCTTTCACTGATTTTGTTGGTGATGAAACAACTGTTGAAGGATTGGAAAAGAAAATAACAAGAATAGCAGATCAGATGCTACGCATTGAAAAAGGCCTTGTTTTAAATGTTCAAGAGGGGCAATTTGAATCTTTATCTGCTGAATTGGCACGCTTGCAAACGCTGCAAGATGCCCTTTTAAATCCAGATATGGGAGATGATGACGGCGGCCTATTGATAAAAATCACAGGCGGCAAAGTCGAGGAGCAAGTTGAATACGTCAAAACAGCGCTTGAAGAGCTTTTAGCAACAACAAAAGATCACTTGATTGAAGAGCTTGCAGAGATTGAGTCAATGCATGCTGAAGGGTTATTGTCAGAAGATGAATATTGGAAAGCAAAACAAAAGATAAGATCAGCTTATGCAAAAGCAGAGCTAAAAGATTTAAAGGATAAAAACAAGAAAGAGTATCTTGAAGAGAGATCAAGCTTCAACAGGCAGCTTGCGGCAGCTGGCAGGTATGGCAAAGCTTTTTATGCATTGCAGAAAATCAACGCAATGTTTGAGGCCGCATTAAACGCCAAAAAAGCGGCGCTATCTGCTGAAGCTTGGGGCACAGCGCTTGGCGGCCCTATGCTTGGAAAGGTTTTTAAGGCCATATCTTATGCATCAACAGCGGCAGAAGTTGCGGCTATTGGCGGCCTAACACACGGCGGCGGTGGTGGCGGTGGCGTGCCATCTGGCAGCGCTATTGATTCACCTGTGCCAGAGATTGAGGTTGATGCGGTCGATAATGAGCAAACAACGCCACAAACAAAGACCATCATTTTTAATGTTGAGGGTATCGGCGATGCTGAGCTTTTGCCAAAATCAGCGGTTAGGGGGTTGATTGATATGATCAATGAAGAGCGCGAGTCAAATGTTAAGGTGATGATATAATGCCTGTTTTACTTGTTGAAAACATTTTGAGAACAGCCACGGCCTCAAGTATTGGCACTGTTAGCGCGTCAATTGATGGCTTGAAAGATGGGCGC